GCGGACTGCTTGACCGTGATACGGAAGTTCTCGCACGACTGAGCACGAGGTGAGATTTCCACCGGGAACTGCAGCATGTGCAGGCGCGAATTGACGTTCACGCGGTCACGCGGAATGCGGACAGCGGGTGTGAAGGGCTTCTGGATCGCGTCGCCGACGACCTGGCCGTTGGCCAGCATCTGGATTTGCACCTCGTAGATTTTGGTGCGCTTCTGATCGTCTTCCATCTGATACCAGAAGGAGTCGTAACCCACGTAACCACCATTGGGTGTGTACGAATAGGTTCCATCGGCGTTGACTTCGACCGTGCCCTTGTAGGGTCCAGCAAGCGGGACCCGAGAATAGGTGAATGAGCCGCCGGAAGGAGCCGCATTGGTTGCGACCGTGCCTGCCGTGGCGCCGGCGCCGAATACGATCGGCAAGAAATAGTCGGTGTTGCTGGGCTCCGGATCGCTCGAGCTCGACGGGCAGGTGCTCGTCATCTCGATCTCGAACTCGGTACCGCAAGCGAGGCCGGGACCACCGATGGGAACCGACCACGGAGCATAGTTGATCGACCAGAGATTGGTTTCCCCCGGACGACCAAACGCGGGCTGACAGCAGCAAGTCGGACACGCTGTGCCCTGCGCATAGGAGTCACGAGGATCAACAGTGAACGAATGCATGCTATCAACCCGCTATAGGAGTGAGAAAGCTTCAGCTGCCGATTAACGGCAGGTGAAACAGGGCGGAGAGGCCAGGACCGACGGCGTCAGCGGACCGCAGGCCTTGGGGGAGCAAATCAGCTTCAGCATAGCTTACCTTCTTTTCTTCTTCGGAGTCGGGGCTTCTTCCTCCGTAACGGACTCCGTGGTCGTCTCGGAGGTTTCCTCGGTCGTCTCCTCGCTGGGAGTTTCCTCGGAAGCGGTCTCTTCCGCCGACGAAGTTTCCTCGGTCGACGTTTCTTCCACCGTAGGCGTCTCCTCGGTCGGAGTCTCCTCAGTGGTCATGTCACCCCCGGTCTCATCGGGAGTGTCATTCTGTGGACCAAGGGTATTGTCCTCGGTCACATCCGGGGTGTCCGGTGTATCATCCGTCTCGTTGTCGTCCGGGACAAATTGCGAATCGATCCAAGCCTGGACCTTTTCATTCCATTCCTGGACCTGAGTCTCCGTCGGATGACGAGCATATCCCTTGCCGACCATGACCATGGCGACGTCGGGGCGAATGACGGCGATATCACCTTCCCAGATGATGTGCTGAACCGGTCCATGGACTTTGGCCATGAACTCGAAGGACCGGGTGCCGTCAACGTGCTCGTTCCACCGGAGCGGCGAGACGCCGAATAGCCCGGAAGGCGTCTCGGAAATGCCGTCGGACCTCGTATGCAGTTTTTCCATATCTGGAAATCCTTACTTTGGGGCGGAGCTCGCTTTCTCTGTCGTACTCCTGGCGGACTTGAATGCGCATTGCCTCGCGCACGGTGAATTCTGCAACATGCTTCTTGCGAAGCGGACTGACCCACATGATCATGGGCGAGAGCATCATCGGGCGGTCTGCCTCCACGTCGAGATGCTCATTTTCTACGAAGGGCGAAAACAAATCTGTCCCACCCTGCGCACACCAGACGCTAAGTCTGATCTTGTCCTCTCCCCGAAGGCGAGAGAAGATGCGGACAGTATCACCTGCCCGCACCGCTTTTTCAGCTATGACCCGGCGCACTTAGCGCTTCGGACCATGCAGCACGAGGACGGCGTTGACGTTTTCGCCGCCGGAAATATGCTGCAGAGCGACGAACCGTCCGTTACGGCAGGGCAGAGCCACCGAACAGAAGGAGCCGGCTTCGGTACCCGACGGGATCACGATCTCGGCCGGAGTGCCATCGGCGATGACCTCGCCGACGCAGGTCGGGATTGCTTCGACGGGAGCGAGATCGCCCGGAACGCAGTGATCGGCGTCCGAGCCGGGAGCCGCCTGGAAACGGAAGATCGCGTCGGCCGCCAGGGTCGTCTTGACCTCGAACGTCCAGCCAAACTGGATGTGGTTGTAGATCGGCAGCGTACGAGCCGTCGTCCCATCCCACGCCACCAGGCCGGTCGTCGAGATTGCAGGATTGTTCTGCATACTCTCTTTCCTTCTGAATGCCTAGGCCGGATGGCCTAAGCGGTTACGTTTCAGCCGGCTGGGATTAGCCGACCTCGAGGACGCGGCCTGCTTCGCAGCAGCCGATGAAGGAGCCGTCTTCCGCACCGAACTGGTACTTGACGCACCAGGCCGACGAACCGCCGATGTACTGCTCCATGAACATCGGTTTCTTGTTGACGGCCTTGTAGGCCATGTCCCAGTTCGCAGCGGCAGCGAGGAAGGCGCCGGGCACGAACGGATTGGCGGCGGAACCGCGGGTATTGTCTTCCGTGGCATCCGGGAGACAGTTCGAGATGCGGATGCGCTCGCGCGTATCATCCGGCGAGAAGGTCATTTCGCCGTCGCCGAAGATGAAGCGGCCGTTGTTGTCCGTCGATGCCGCCAGGTAGGCGAACATGTTCTGGTGCATGGTCGCGAGGACCTGGCCGTACTCGATCGGCGCCGTCGACAGGAAGCGACGGAAGTCGACGTGGTTGAAGCTCGGCGCAGCCGAACCACCTTCGCTCAGAACACGCTGCGGCGTCGAAATCCGCTTGAAGCAGTCGGCCGTCAGCCAGCCCTGGGGCTCGTTGACGCCGTCGCCGACGATGAGCGCACGGTTCCGGTTGATGCGGTAGGAACGCTGGATCGAGCGGATCATGAAGTCGAGGAAGTCGTAGTTCGACTCGGCGAGCACCTTCTTGTTCAGGCAGAACACGCCGCGCCAGTCGTACGTCTGGCCGTTGAGCCAGCGAATGTTCCCTTCCGGACCGTATTCGGCGTCGCACTTGGCGTCGCAGTCGTACTTGCCGATATCGCCGTAGGACTCGACCCGCGGGTAGAGATAGGACGACTTCGTGACCGACACCTGGCCGTACATGTCGAGCAGGTATCCGCATTCGACGTTGCAGTCGATCTCCAGGCCGAGCAGTTCCGGCATGAAGAAGGCGTTGTCGAGGCCGGCGGCTTCGAAGGCCTTCTTCTCCGACTCGTCGAACGAGCGGATCACGCGCTCCGGCGTCTCGAGACCGATGGCCGTCATCTTCTGGGCGACGCGGCGATAGACGTTCATGTCGACCAGGTTGTCCAGGTCCGCCTTGAACTCCTTCGGTTCACCGCCCTTGCTGATGAAAAGCCGGCGCTGCAGTTCGATCGCGTTCTTCCGGTCGACGTCGGCGAGCTCGGAGCCGCCCTTGTTGATCGGCGCGTCGAGCTGCTTCTTGACCATGTCGACGGTCGAGGTCAGCTGCTGGGTCAGCGCCGTGAGTTCGGCGTATTCCTTCGCGTGCTGTTCGACGGTCTTCTTCAGGTCCTCGTTGTCGGACTTGACCCCATTGTAGTGGTTGTGGAGGTCCTTGTAGTGCTGGTCGGCGGTATCCTTCGCCGTCTTCAGCAGCTGGGTGACCTCGCTCAGCTCCTTCGACAGAGCCTCGACCGAGGCCTCGGCCGGCGGGGCGTCCTTCGTGATATACATGCCGGGGTACGCCAGCAGGGCGGCAGCGCCCATCAGTGCCAGTTTCGTCACGGTTTCATCCTTCCGTTTGTTGGACTGCCGACTCACTCAACGAGTGAGCATGGTCTTCAGTTCGGCGACCATGTTCGACAGAGTCTTCAGTTGATCGGCAGCCAACACGGGCTGTGTATCGGGGGCCGGGGGTGCTGCAGGAGCTGTTCCCGGCCCCTTTTGGAATATATGCAGCGCAGACTTCACCTCCTGAGTGATGCTGCGGGCATCATTCCTGCTCTTGACCAGCCCACGTGCAACGAGGAGTTTCTCGAAGTCCGCCACCGTAGTCGCGGGTCCGGGCTGGGAATTCTTCACGAAATCCATGGTGCATTCCTCGTTGCCGGGGAACGGAACCACAGAGACTTCGAACAGATCGCCCTTCTTGATGAGAAGGTATTCGAAGCCAGAGCTGTCCTCCTTGAACTCGTAGTCCTGGAGGGAGAAGCCGACGGAGAAATTCAGGCCGCCAGCCATCTTCGAAGCTTCGTACGCGTCGCGCACGTAGCTGATATTGAGATTGAGTTCGGCCTCGATCCAGAGGCGTTCGCCGCGGGTCTCGAGAACCTTGATGACGCCAGCGACCTTGTTCCAGTCGTGACCGATCAAGAGCTTGATGGACTTCGGTCCAGACAAGCCCTTGGCTGAAATGGCATCGTCGAACGCACCCTTCTGGACGACGTGACGGTAGGAGTCGAGGTCCGGCGTGGACGCCCAGCCTGCGATGTAGCCATCCGGGAGGTCTTCGCCGAGAGCTTTCAGCTCGGTATCGTTCGCCGGCATGAACTTCATCATCGCGAAGTTCGGATGTTCTTTCCTCACCAGCGGGCGCTTGGCGTTCTTCGTGAGGTAGAGGTTCATGGCCCTATCCATCGTTGTTGGGTTCCGTGCTGGCCTGCGAGTTGGGCTTCCTGCTCGCATTCTGCGCCCGCAGTGCTGCCTTCTGCTCAGGCGTCAGGGGTGGGAAACCGCACATTTGCCGTTTCTCATCCTCGGTCAAGAATTCGACCTTGTTGAGCTTCACGGCGCGGTCAGCTTTTACTTCTTCGAGAGCCGGGATGGTGTCCAGATCGAAGACGATCTCGTGACCTTCGTCACAGAGAGCCTGGGAAAGACCCTGCTGGATCGGTACGAGATAACCTGGGATGATCGTATCTTCCCAGAAAGACCGACGACTTTCGAGATAGTTGCCGGCAAATTTGGCACCGTCTTGCGCGCTCAAGCCCAAGAGCGAGATCGGAATGCCAAAGGAACCCGCGATGTGGCGGGCCATATCATCCATCGGAAGCTTCGAATGGATGTCACTTAGATTGTTGTCCAGTTCATGAACATCGATCTTGGTGTTCGAGATCACGAGAACAGCGCCGCCCTCGTCTCCCCCAGGAGTCGTATCTTCCAAAAAGTCTTGGATAAACTTCTCCTGGTCTTCAGTCAGAGTCTTTTCCGACCCAACAATGTACTTCGAATTCGGCTGACCAGCGGCAGAGTCAATTGCCCGCTTCAGAAGCAGAGCGATGATCTCAGCAGGATATCCGATTGCATCGAGCGGAGTATTGAACCCTTTTGCCGTCGGAGAACCGGACAAGTTCGGCTTGATGATCTCCCAAGCATAGGACTTGGTCATCCGTCCTTGACCATTGGTGCCGTCAGTTGCGTTTTCACGCGTTGACAGAATTTCGTGGTTCGAAGCAGTACCATATTTGTAGTGTTTGATCAGACCGCGATCCGTCAACACTGTTTCAAAGAACGATGCTTTGAGTGGGTACAAAGCATTCGGCTTTCCTTCTGTACCCACACCTACCTTGAACGGTACGCGGCCGAACACAGCGCGGGTCATTGCAAGCCAGTACCGAAGCTCACCAGCCGTCATGTATCCATTCGGGCTTTCAAGAACATCGGAAATCTTGGAAGTCAAGGCCTTGTCGCGGCCAGTTCCTTCTTTCTTACGCACATACCAGTCGACGGCTGCGACAGACGTGGCGATCTTATCGATGCAACGAAACACCACTGGGTGTATCATTGCCTGTTCTGCAGCAAGGGACTGTGTGTACGAAATTCCCTTGATCGTTTGCCGTCCGAGCGAAGTCGAAAGGAGACGAGTCGGATCATCCGTAGGATTACGGTCCGTCTTCCTTCTGCGCTTCAGCTCAAAGCTGCCAATTCTCATCGACGGCGACCTAACATTTTGAACCTACGTATCTTCACACCGCCTGTCCGAACCGGCTCACTACCATAACGGATTGCGTCGATACAGTGGTTATCTTCATCTTCAGGAATCGGAAGTATCTTACCTGAAGGCTGCTCCGTCTTCCATGAATAAAGCCGAATTTCGTTCGCCGTGACCACACACTCTGGGTCGATGACGATCTCATATCCCTGCAACCAGGTAATGCCCTCACGAACAGAACCTGGACCTTTCTTAGCTGCCAATACCTGATAGCCATGGCCATTCAGGTAGTCAATCGTCTCTGGTCTGGAACTGTCCGCCATGATGGTGAACAGCCGGGACTCTGATACTGTACCCATCAGAGCAGGAAGCTGATCGATGGGCAATTTCGGGGCGACTGCCTCCGCCGCGATATAAATGATCTTCTCTTCTTCCAGAATGTACATTTTGATCAGAGCATTCGGATCATTCTGAAATCCGAAGTCCATGCCAAACCTTGGCGTTTCAGAATCAGAAATCTTTATGCGATCAATACGCCAATTCTTGAAGATACGAGCTTCAACCTGCTGATCGTAATGACCCAACCAGATATGCTCGTACCGCTGCTTATCCTTCTTCTTCATCAGTTCCATTTCGGCGGGCATTTCCGTGATCCAGAACCACGGGTTGTCCTCGAAAGAAACTTCCTCAATGATAGCATCTTCAGGCGGGAACGGCCCTCTGAAGTACTCGTCGATCGGATCATCCGGATTAACTGGGTTCCAGGAACACCAGATTTCCGAGCCAGGCTTACGAATAGTTGGAATGAGCAGGTCCAACGCCTTCTGGGAAACGTTCCTCGCTTCCTCGATCCAGCAGATATCTGCGCCTTCCAACGACTTCACTGAGTCTGGGTTACGGTCCAGACCAGTGAAAGTAATGCGACTTCCGTTTTTCTTACAAACAATCTCAGTCCGAAGGAACTCGAAGATGGATTCGAGTCCAAGAGCTTTGATTTTCTGCTCAAGCAACTCCTTCACGGAGTCCTTGATTGAATTCTGAAACTGACGCGCGCAAACCACACGCGTCTCTTTGTTAGCGCAAATCAGAGCAATTGCCATCGCAATCGCGTGAGATTTACCTCCGCCTCGGCCACCGTAGTATGCCTTGTAGCGGGCTTTCTCGAAGAGGCGAGCGTACTTCTCCGAGAATACAACTTCACCAGGACCCGGTGCTGCAGCGGGTACCATGGTTTAGACCTGGCGGCGTGTCACCGGCGACTGGTTGACGCCCGAGCCGGAAACGCCCATCGAACGAACGACCGACATCGTGCCGTAACTCGTGGACGCCGTGGAAGTGACTGGACCCTGCGCGGTCCGAGTATTAGGCATTGCCGACGTACGAGCACCGTTCCTGGGAGAGCTGAAACTGCTCTTTCCACAACCGCAACCCATCTCTGCCTCCTAATCGATTTCGACCTTCTAGGCCATAATAGCACGCTAGGACCAACAAGTAAAGTACTTATTTGCCCTAGCGAAAAATGACCCAGCTAACCAAGGTGGTGATCAAGGACCCGGAAATGAAACCCAGAAACAGTCCGCGCCAGATCAAGCAGCACGGGCAGGTGGTGAACAGATACTCCGTAACCTTGGACGTCCAGTGTTCTTCGGTTTCACACCAGTTGGGAGTCACGACCTGGGAAGCGGCGGCCATGAAGTTCGACAGCCAATTATCTTCCCAGAAATCAGGCTCCGTATCATCCCCGATCGCTGGGTCCTGCGGGCGGTACTTGAAAGGGTTTTGCATTGTTTTTCTCCGTATGCTGATATTCCCGTTCTGCTGCGTATTCAGGAAAATCAGCTGAGACTGGCACATTGGTAGGCTTTGGATCGACCTGTTTTCCGATAAGATAGCCCAGGGATGCTGAAGATAGCGACAGCATTGCTGCGTTCCAGTCACCTGGGAACTTCACGTCGACGCCAAGAAGAACGCCACAGATAACGATGACGAAGCCGGAGACGACGTAAGACAGAACGATCATCACGGCGACCATCGCTCCAGCATACTCGCGAAACGGAGCGCTGTTGTGCTTCATCACGTTCTCCCAATAATCCACGTAGCGAGTAGTCCTCCAGCGATCACAGCTATGATGATGAGCTTGGCGAAATTGTTAGAATCGAGTATGATTTCACTCAACAGTTTCCTCCGTGACCATAAGGGTGGGTCTGTTGAACTCGATATCTTCGATCCATATTCCGCAGCTATAGGTCGCGGTAAGAACGATTTTGTATTCTCCAAGTGGAGTGTAACTTGGAACGATAACCGGAATTACAGTCACGTTGTATCCGACAGGTGCCTTGATGCTGTTGACTTCGTTTTGCACGATCGGAATGACCAGGCCATCGTCGTTGATGATCTGCACACCCGATTTGATCAACACACATTCGTCGTGGTTCTTTGTATAGAAAACCAAAACTGCGCCATCGCGGCCTCTCGGCCATTCTGTGGATGCTTCAAAAAGTTCAGGCTTCACTATCGGATCGTTTGGTCCGCCAAGCTGGCGAATAATCTGCAGCGCCTCAAACCTGTGAAGCGTAGGGATCAGAAAAGTATTCTCGATAGGCTTCTTACGAGTCGAATTCTTGTAGACCGGGCCTGCGAAACTCCAAAAGGCAGCAAGGATAGCTACCACCGCTGCAGTTGCTTGTAGCAGTCTGACATTCTTCTTCACGAAATGGATCATCAAAAACTCATAAAAAGTAGCGCTATCGACAAAAAGAATACGGTATCGCAACCGAGTATGCGCATAAACTTATTTGTCGCCAGATGATCGAGTTTCGTCTGAAGCGTCGAAGTTTGAGTATACATAGCAGCACCTATGGTGATTTCGGTTAATCGCGCCCCCAAGCGCAATCCCCATATGTTCGTCTGCTATTCTTCCCTCATAAATCAGTACAATGCCCAGATGTTGTCGGCGGTACCTCCAAGCCGAACCTGGCGCACTGAGATGTAGTTATAACCTTGCTGTATCGGGACATCGACATGAATGTTCCCGCTTTCGTCCATCAGGGTTATTGTGCCGGCGGTGCCAACAAGCAAACCTTTTGCCAAGCCATCCGGAAGATCAGCATCAGCCTTAACGACTGGTGCAATGAACGACGATGCAGGCGGCCCAGAAAAGATTGCAAACGGAGATGGAGTATTCGAAGGCAGTGCGACGGGATCATTTGGATCGCACGGAGGTATGCAATTAGCAGTTACCATGATGAGTCCTCACGATTCCGTATCATTGGTTGGTTCCTTGACGTCAGCGATGGACTGACCACGGGGAAGCACACGGACCTGGATGCTTGATGGGATCAAATCGCGGCCATCCTTACCCGTGTTTTCCACACGAGTCGTACCGTACCGCTCAATGTTACGCGACTTCAACAGGAACTGCAGAAGCGACGCATTGCCTTCCAACGCGAGATCAATCGCCTTGTCTTCCAGCATATCCGTACCTGCAGCATAGGCTTCATCCCATGCCTGGCAGAAGTCAGCATCTTCCGTCCGCCACTTGTACAGATACCCTGGTGAGAACCAGTGAAACTGCGCACGCAGCTCCTTGACCACTGCGGATACGGTTTTACCTTGAGCGATGAAGCTCAAGCAGAGTTCCATCACACGCTGCTTCTCCTGTTCTTCCAGGTAGAGAGCGTCATGGTTCAGTTTCTTGAGGCGTTCTTCCGCATAGTTGTAATTGCCAATACGGTTCAGCTCGGTATTCCCACGCGTAGGAGCATGGGGTGAGGCAGGGCCAGAGATGAATACCGTCTGGTCGCCCATGAAAAGGCCTTTGCTGGTGTTGGTTCAAGTCTATCACATATTGGACCGCAAGTAAAGTTCTTTTTTACGTAAAATAGGGTTGTACGTCCTATTTTTAGCGTAATACAATAGGATTACCGAAAATAGGAGAACACTATGCGTAGAGCAGCTAAAGGTGAGGGTTTGGCCTTCGTCAAGAACGTAGTATCGAAGCATGAGTCTGATGAGTGCTTGATCTGGCCGTTTACTCTAAGAGAAGGGTATCCTGGTTTTGTAATCTATGAAGGAAGACAGATACTTGCTCACGTTGCTGTATGCTTGGAGTACGTAGGGTCTAAGCCAAGTCCTGATCATGAAGTGGCTCACAGTTGCGGACAATCGGCTTGCGTAAACAAGAGACATGTAAGTTGGAAAACCCATAAAGAGAATATGCAGGATAAGCAGGCCCACGGCACTAGTCTCGCAGGCAAGCCACACTACAAATACGAATTCACCCGTGAAACAGTGATCGAGCTCAGACGTACTGGAGACTTTAAGAAGTTTCTTGGGCTTGGGGCCTCGATCCGGGCTATTAGAAATGCATACTACGGAAAGACCTGGAAAGCCCTGCCCTCGGTCCAAGAATTGAGCAAGATGGACCAAGGGTCAAAGTGATAGGCCTATATACCCCGAATATCACTTAGTGGAGATCGGTGATATCCCTCGTTAACATCCGGTGTCAATGGTGTAGACAATTACACTATGTCGACCGGATAATTACCCGAAGGCTTTGAAAATTGCCCCGGGCTCCCCGAGGCTTTGGGTGAGGGCCGAGATGTGAATGAGCTTTTTGCGATGTTTGTTGGCCGCGTTTTATGGGCTGAGGGCCTAGGGCAGTGGGCTGAGGGTGGTTGGCCCAGGGCCGGGGGCCGTGTACATATATTGTTAAATTCATGCAGAGTTCGAAAAG